ACATTGGTTGTCTGTCTTCCATTAGCTATTCTCCTCTGTCACCATTGCAGTTAGCTTCTGTAAGTACCAGCCAGCTTTCTGTAGGTCTTCTACCTGTTTGCCTTTGTAGTCATAGCGCCACAGGTACTTCATGCAGTTGCCCTTGAGGTAGCCTTTGAACGCCACTGAAGACATAGACTCTTCTATAGCTTCAATACACTCTATGTTGCCAGTGTTGTAATGTGTGGGTCTGTTAACACTGTCCATAATCTCTTCAGCTTCTTCGTGAGCTGCCTGCATCCAAGCCTCTAGTCCTGTCTTCTGCTTCTCAATAGCAGGTGCTTTCTTTCTCAAGGCATCCCACTGTGCTGGTGTTGCGTCATTCAGTCTCATCATCAAAGTCCTCTGCTATTCTGTCAAAGTTTCTAATTAGTCTATGTTCAAATGATTCTACTAAGTCTGTCGTGGTAATGTTTAACAACTCACATATCATCTCTTCGTCACAGTACATTACAATCTTTTCTTTAAGTTCCTCTAGTGTCATGGCCATTAGACTTTCTTCCTTTTGATGTACCGTGTCATATCCTTGGCTGTCTCTACAGTGTAATGCTGGAACCTTTCCTTGTCACACCACTCTCCCATTGTTATCTTGCCACCCTTGCGTACCTTCTTGTTAGGGTTTGACAACACAAAGATTAACTCCCACTCAGGCATTGAATCTCTAATGGCTGTGTACTTCTGTGTGTCACCTACCCTGAAGAACCCTTTACACTCTATCAGTATTGCCTTGTCCTCGTGTACGAAGTCCGGTAGATACTTCTTGTGTACTGTGTACGGTATGCCATAAGGTTCAAACTTGTACTGTCCGTCTAACTTCTCTGATAAATCCTTCTCAAGTCCTGACCTAAAAGCCCTCTTCATCTGGCATTACCTCCTGTACCTTGGGTTCCTTTACTACGTCTACTAAGTACTTTGGCCCGTAGGAGTAAGCGAAGACCCGTAAGTTTGGATAACAGTGGTCTTTGAATTGACAGTAAGAGCAGCCAATAGATAGCTTTGAGTTTCCTGATTTGCCGTCCGGTACGGGTTGGTAACACCACTCCGCTGGCTCTGGCTGCTCTACTAGCTTTTTTACATGCTTCACCCTGTCAACTATGTCGCCCTTCAGTACCTCGTAGACAGGAGCCTCTGTGTCCGTGAGGTCATACTTGAGGTAGGTCAGGTGTCCATTGGCCTTGTCCATTGCAAGCCATCCAAACTCTGTCTGTCCCTCTGAGTGTGCGTAGGCTTTGATCTGATCAATATAACCAAAGGGATCGTCGTATGCCAGTGTACCATCCTTAAACTTCTTGAACCCAAAGCTGCTTGCTGACTTGACATCAGTAACAACACCGTCAATCTTGCAGTCCATGTGACCCACAATTCCTTCAACATTACATACCTTCTGTTCGTCAGTTACTGTGTGCCCAGCCATGCGGGTCAAGAACAGCAACATCTCTTCAATCAAATGACCATACATAAACTTGATATAGGTATGAGGCTGCAGCTCCTCTCCTTCTGTACCGTTAAAGTGATTCCAGAGATACTTGTCGGTGCGGCCAATATTACTGAGGCGTAGCCTCCGGTTATCCTCTCGCTTCTTCCGACCAAACTCAGTACGCATCAACGCCTTGACACCTTCTCCGAACTTCTCTATCTCCGCTTCTACATCTACAGATGGGTCAGCATCCTTACTTTCCATCAGTGCGTAGATGTCCGCTACTACATTGTCCGTTGTTTTATTAGTACTCATGTATCACTTCCAGTATTAGTTCGTTTGCTATCGGAGGTGGCAGCCTGAACCACTCGTTGATGTTGTCACATTCCTTTGCTAGTCTTACATGTGCTGCAGACTCCGCTGCTCTCCTGTCGTCTACCTCGTAGGAATAAACCAAGGTGTAGTCTCTGAACGGTGAGGATGTTTGATAGCTCTTGATCCTATCCTCTGAGTCTACTGCCATCCCTACCTTGACCCACTCAGGCCACGCTGGGTTAGTCATTACATATACATACCCTTCTTTGACTTGGTTGTACACTTCCTGTGTCTTCCAGCCAAACAGTTTAGCCAACAGACTGGGTGACCTTTCCCCTCTCTTAATCCTGTTCTCTACCCTACGTATGTCATAACATGTCTTACATTTGTAATGCTTCTTAGCTACAAAGGACTCATACCAGTTGTCTTGTGTTAAAGGTACTGAGCAGCTGATACACTCCTTATCAATGGGTATCTGCCCAACTGGTTCCGACTTTGTAATCTCCGGCGAGAGGGCAGTTGAGTTCGTAGTGGAGGCCCGCAGCTTCAACACAGCTTGCTGCCAGTCTTCCGAAAACCTCTGACTTCTCCTGTCTGACTTCTGTCTGGATTTCATCGTGGATGTTCCCTAAAAAGTTAAAGTCTATACCCCATAGTATAGCATATTCGTGCAGTAAACACAAGGCTTTCTTCATAACGATAGCCCCGGCTGACTGCAGTAAGCTATTCAATGCAGCGTGTTCTGATCGTATGGCGATCCTTCTTTTATCCAAGCCATAAACATAGCCTCTTGTAGCCGCCATTCCAACTCGTGTTCGTAACTCTCCAAGAGCTGGCGTATTTGCGAGGAACTTTTCCTTAAGTCGTTGACCGTCCTTTCTAGTTCCACCAACGATGCTTCCGATCTTGGCATCTCCGGCCCCATACAGGAAAGCGTAGATGAAAGTCTTAGCTTGATCTCTAGTGTCAAGGCCCGCAGCCAGCTGATTTGCCGTGTGTATATCTCCGTTGAGTATTTCATTTGTGTATCCTTCATCGTTCATGTAGTGTGCCAACATGCGTAGCTCAAGACCGCTGGCATCCATACCGACTAGCTTGTATCCTTCCTGCACTGTCCACACATCACGACACTGCTTGCCGTAAGGTGAGTAGACTGCTGGAACCTGTCCCATGTTAGGACTAGAGTGCGTCATGCGTCCTGTCACTGCTCCGTTGGTGTTCACATACCCGTGTACTCTACCGTCGTCCTCGACTGCTTCCAGCCAGCTCTGCACCTGTGCGACACGCTTCTGTATCATTAGGTACTCAGCTATCAGGGAAGCCTGTGGTATTCCTTTCACTGTACTCAGCACCGCCTCGTCTACGATGGCTTGTCCTGTCTCAGTAAACTGCTTAGGCTTCCAGCCAAAGTACTGGAGGTATCGCCCTATCTGCTGCCGTGAACCCAAGTTAAACTCTGGGTAGTCAAGACGACTGAAGGGAGCTGCTGCGGTAGTCCACTGTTCGCCTAGAAATTTAAGCCCAACAACCGAATACGTACCATCTTTCTTAATCTTGGGTGTAATCTCTTTGACAAATGTTGGTAACGGTTTGAAAGTTTTATGCACTTCGTCTTCAAGGTCATTCTTCTTCTCCTTTAGTTCTGCTAGTAATCCGAATGCTTTCTCTTGATCTAAGAGCCAGCCTGTTTTAATTTGCTGTGATACAATGCTTTGTACTTGGTGTTCCAAGCTAACGCTTTCAGCTCCAAAATCTGCAAGGTCAAGAAGTAATCTCTTGTACACCAGCACATTAACATTAACGTCTTGCTCGCAATAGTCCACCATATCCTGCGAATAATTATCCCAGTCACTGTGATCTCCTTTAGCTTGGTTTAAGTACTTCTCGCCCCAGTTACGTAGCGAGTGACCGCCTTCCCGTGAAGGGTTAGCCAGTCTCGACATGACCAATGTGTCGGTCACTTTGCATTTGCTGAAGTCCGTTCCTAACAACTGCTCAAGGACAGGGATGTCATAGTCAATGATGTTGTGACCTATGATCTCACACTCTCCAAGACCTACAATGTAATCGTTGAATGACAGCAGCGTATCACCTGAGAACGTGTGCGTCTCACTGGTGTCTAGCTCCTTGGTAACAATTACCCAGACCTTTGTAGGCTTAAGGCCGTTGGCTTCAATGTCAAATACAATCTTCTTCATTTAAAACTCCGGGTCATCCCCTGTAGGACAGGCTGTCTCAATCATGCGGCCTGACTCCTTATCGTAGTACAGGTAACACGCGGGGCCAGTCAGACCTACAAACCTATTCTTCAATACACGTACCGTGGTGGTGTTGCGTATCTCCGGGTCAGCGTGTTGTTGGTCACGCTCCAAGCCAATGACAATGTCACTGAGCTGGGCGATAGAGGCGGAACCTCGTAGCTCACCCAAGCTAATCTTACCGCCATCCTCGTGTGCCTTAGCACCGCTGGGTCTGCGAAGGTGTGATACTAGGAATAGCCCTACACCTGTCTCCTGAACCAGCTTGCGGAGGTTGGTCATAATACTGTCGATAGCCTTACGTTCGTCACCGTTGTCCTGATCGCTGACCACAATACTAAGGTGATCTAGGATGATCCACTTGCAGTCCAGTCCCTTGGCCATGTAGCGTATGCGTCCCAGCAGGTTGTCCTCACTCGTACTGCCCCAGTGATCAAACATAAAGATGCGCCCTGAGCCTAGCGTCCTGTCCCAGTAGCCCTTCTTCTCTTCCTGCGTGACTGTCTTGTCCAAGTGAAGCTGCTTGTTAGCCTCAATGGACATGATGCCCAGAGCTGTCTTAGGGATGTCCTCCTCCAGTGCTAGGATACCGATGTTCTCATCCGTTGCACCCAAGAGGTAATGCTCCAGCTCCCTGACGATCTGCGACTTACCCATGCCTGACCCTGATGTGATTGTCACCAGCTCCTGCTTGCGGAACCCGTGAGTCATCTCGTTGAGGCACTCCCAAGGATAGGGAATGGACTTGACATCTGACTGCTTGATAATCATGTCCCATGTCTCATTGCCCGCCACGATACCATCAGGGCGATAGGCTTTAGCGTTCCACCACTCCTTCACAAACGCCTGCACCTGATTGCTCTTGAGCATATCGCCTGCGTCCTTGGCTGGCAGTGTGACGTTCTTGGCCTTGTTAGGAGTGAACAGATCAAGCACCGACTTGGCTGCCTCCTGTCCTGCCTTGTCGTTGTCAAAGCAGATCACCACATTGTCAAAGGTCTCAAGCCACTCTAGGTTCGCTTTGATGTCTTTGGCTGCTCCGGCTGCACCTGATCTGATGGAGACGACGGGCCACTTTCCGTCGAACATTTCGTTGACAGCGAGTGCGTCCGCCTCGCCTTCTGTGATCGTGATATATTTGCCACCTGTCTTAAAGGCCTGCTGGCCGAACAACCCTGCATCATTGAACTCCCCTGTTGCATAGAATGATTTAGTTTCGGTGATCCGCACCTTGGTTCCTGTCACCGTACCTGTGTCCTTGTTATGGTACGGGTAGTGATGCTTG